GATAAGGATTATAAAAATAAAAGACATTATCTCCAAGGATTTTCACAAAACCCAGAAATAGAATTTATTTTAGATACTATATGCGACGAGTCAATAGTTTATGACGAAAAGAATTTCTGGGCTTATTTTTCTTTTATGCAGCATGACGATGTCGACGATGAAACATATGAGAAAGTCCAAAAAAGATATAAGGAGATCTACAATCTTTTCGGATTTAATCAAGATATATCAGCTTGGCATTTATTCAGAAAATTTCTAGTAGACGGAAATATAGCTTTTGAGATAGTATTTGACAAGAAAGGTAAAAATATTGTAGGGTTTAAAGAATTAGATCCCTGGTCACTAATACCAACAGTAGAATCACAACCTGACGGGAGTTTTACCGATATATGGATACAATATCCGGATAATCCATCATTAACTAGAAAATTATATGATTCGCAGATAATTTATATAAGTTATGCTAAAGGTGGAGGAACATCATCCAGAGTTAGTTATTGTGAAAGAATGATTAGATCATTTAATCTACTTAGAATAATGGAGCACACCAGAATTATATGGAACGTAATGAACTCATCATACAGGATGGCAATGACGGTTCCTATTGGTACGAGATCCCCACAAAAAGCTAAACAGACATTAGGAGAACTAATGTCCATATATAAAGAGGATATAAGACTTAATACAGATAGTGGGGAATTAAGTGTAGACGGAAGACCAAAGATTCAATTTTTTAAGAACTATTTAATGCCTTCCTCTCCTAACGGAACCCCAGATATACAACCTTTACCAGGTGGAGGAGATGCTACAGCATTCTCTGATACAACAGTTCTTAAGTACTTTGCAAATAAACTTAGAATGGATTCAAAAATACCTGCTACTAGATTCGGTAGAGAGGAGTCAGGATCCGAAGGAACAATTACTTTTACCGCAGAGGGATTAGATCAAGAGGAGGTTAGGTTCGGTAAATTTATAAACAGGTTAAGATCAATATATCAAGAGATACTAATGAAGCCTTTATGGGTTCAATTCTGTTTGGATTTTCCACATCTTAAAAAAGATTATTTAATAAAGTCAGAGTTTGGTTTGGATTATGTTAAAGAGAACATGTTCAGAGAAGCAAAAGAAATGGAGGTTCTAACAGCTAGAAAGGATCAAATAATTAAAATATCTGCTCTAATGAACTCTCAAGGGAAAAAATACTTCAGTATGGATTTCTTAGTAGATAGATGGTTAGGTGTTAAAGGACAAGATTTAACAACTAACAGGAAATTTAAAGAAAAAGCAGCTGAGGAAAAGAAAAAAGCAGCTGAAGCTGAAGCAGGTGCTACCGGAGCAGAGGGAGCTACAGGAGCTGAAGGAGCTACAGGAGGAGACGAATTTACACTATAAAATAAAATGGCTGGATTTTTAGACAACTTAGGAAAAATAAATCCCAATATCTCAAGGATATTAAAAACTATTAGTGGTCTTGGATCTTTTGGTATGGAGTATAAGGATATGGTTATCCAAGACTCTATGGCAATAGGTGTATCTGAAGCTAATATGAGAGAAAGGTTCGGATTTACAGATTCGGACGAGGATTTTATATACAGTATAGCAGCACAGGATACATCTAATAGAAAATATATAGCATATTTCGATAAGGATTACCCATTCAAGAGAGATTTTCTTAGAACCTTTGCTTTAAACGCTGAGATCGAATATATTTTAGATACAATATGTGACGAAGCTATAGTTTATGACGAAAAGAATTTCTTTTGTCATCCAGCTCTAATGAGCATGGATCTCAAAGATGACGTCATAAAAGCTATGAGAAAAAATTTCAGAAAGCTATATGTTTTACACAATTTTGCTAATGGCTTAACTGCTTGGCAATACTTTAGACAATTAGTAGTAGAGGGATTTTTAGCTTTTGAAATAATCTATTCAAACGACGGGAAAGAAATAATAGGATTTAAGGAATTAGACCCAGTGAGTTTAACCCCAGCGGTCGAAAAGAAACCGGGCGGAACTAGAGAAACAATTTGGTGGCAGTATTACGGAGAAACTGTTAGACAAAGAAAACTTTTAGATGCACAGGTTATCTACATATCATATGCTAAAGCAAACACCGTATCTAGGGTTTCTTATACAGAAAGATTAATAAGATCTTATAACCTACTAAAAATTATGGAGCATTCTAGAATAATATGGAATGTCATGAATGCACAATACAGAATTAAAATGACTGTTCCTATTGGTAGCAAAGCACCACAAAAAGCTAAAGAAACCTTAGGGGAATTAATGTCTGTGTATAAAGAAGATATTAAATTAGATACAACTTCCGGTGAATTATCAATAAATGGTAGGCCGGATATACAATTTTATAAAAATTATTTATTCCCGCAGCAGGGAGGTGAATCTGTTAAAATCGAAACACTTAACGCACAAGGTCCGAATTTAAACATTATGGATTCAGTTGTTTATTTTTACAACAAGTTAAGACAAGATTCTAAAATACCTTACAACAGATTTTCTTCTAGATTTGGTGTTGGATCAAATAACGTTTTTAAAACAGGTGCTGACGGAGCGGAAAGAGACGAGGTAAGATTTGCTAAGTTTATAACTAGGCTAAGATCAATATTCCAAGAAATAATAGTTAAGCCTCTTTGGATTCAAATGTGTCTAGATTTTCCAGACCTTAAGAATGATTCTGAATTTAGAAGTCAAATAGGTGTTAAGTTTGAAAGCGATAATTTATTTGGTGAATCAAGAGAGATAGAGCAGTTAATAAAAAGAATTGATTTTATTACTGCACTAGGAGAAGTCAAAGAAACAGTAAATGAGGAAGAGGTTCAGTTCTTCGATCAGGACTTTATGATAGAAAGATGGCTAGATCTATCTTATGAGGATATACAGTTAAATAAGTCCTATGTGAAAAAAGCGGAAGAGGAAGGAAAAGCTGGAGCTACCGGAGCTACCGGAGGAGACGCAGCAGCAGCAGGTGGAGACGCAGCAGCAGGCGGAGACGCAGCAGCAGGTGGAGACGCAGCAGCAGGCGGGGAAGCAGCAGCGGAAATCTAATCGAAAACTTATTACTTTTATTTAGTATAATATAAGAATCCTTTTTATTATTTAAAATGGATTTCTATATTAGCTAAAAATACATTCATGCAAAAAGAACTAAGGATTCTATTAGAAATAGAGAACACGACAGGCAATGGATCACAAAAAATAAAACAGGATCTTATAAAAAATAACTACTCTAAGGAATTGGAGTATCTTTTAAAAGTCGCACTAGATCCTTTTCTAACAACTAAATTACATAAACTTCCAATACTTTCTGAATCTCCCTACATTGTAGAAAGCGAAGATATTTTTGATAGATTTAAAAATCTAACAGAAAAACTTTTCTATGCTCCAGCTGCAAATGACAAATTAAGGGAAGAAGCTTTTGAAATTATTAACTGTTATCCCCTATCGGAGGACGAAAGAAAAATACTTGCTAAGGTTTTAACGAAAAGATTAAATATAGGAATTGGTGCTAAGTTAATAAACAAATCTTTTAACAAAGAGGTCATACCAGATCCTAGCTTGATGCTTGCACAAGACGACGAAGACGAGATAAAAAAATGGGATTCTATAGTCTGTGAAGAAAAATATGACGGAGTAAGGGTAATTGCATTTGTTGTTGGTGAGGAGGTAAAATTTTACACAAGAGCCTTCAACGAGATACCTAATCAATATTTAAAGAAGATTTCAGACGAATGCTTGACCCTAATTAAAAATTCGGGGTTAAAAGGAGAATGGTTTTTTGATGGAGAACTTACGGACCTAAATAGAAAGAGTGTTTCTGGTAAAGTGACACAAATGCTAAAAGGTAAGCCTTCTGATTCTATTGGAGACGATCTTCTTTATAACGTTTTTGATCTCGAGGATGCAGACACACTAAAAACTGGAAAAGGAATCATACCTTTTGATGTGAGAAGAAGTACATTAGAAGGTGTTTTTAGTACATATAACACGACTTCCCTTACGCTTGCAGATTCTTTCTTGACTACTGAAAAAGAAGACATCTACGCTTACTATAATAAAATAGTTGCTAGAGGTGGAGAAGGAGTAATACTCAAAAATCCCGAACATGTATACGAGTGTAAAAGATCAAAAAATTGGATAAAACTTAAGGAGGTTAACGATTGTGATCTAATAATTACTGGCTGGTATCCAGGAGAGGGAAAGAGGGAAGGACTTATTGGCGGATTTTATTGTGAAGATTCATCTGGGACAGTTAAAGTTAAGGTGGGTGCAGGTTTTACAGATCAGGATCTTAAGGATCTTAGCGATAATCCAGATTCTCAGATTGGTAAAGTGTGTGCTATACAGTATAATGTTATTATTAACGATAAAAATGATAATTGGTCTTTGTTCTTACCTAGATTTATAGAAATAAGAAATGATAAGGACCTGGGTGATGATATGAGTGGTTTGTGTAAATAGTTTAATTTTAGTAATATATGGAGGTAAAGAAAACAAAATTTGTTAAATGGAAATGTAAAATTCATGGGTATATCGATTTCTATATTGATGGGTTAAAGCCTTATAAGTGTGTTATATGTGCTAAACAAAAATCAAAAGAATGGAAATCTAATAACAGAGAAAAAACAAGAAAGTATCAGATTGAGTATGTGGCAAAAAATCCAGAGAAGATAAAATACCACTCAGAAAGAGCAAAGGAAATTAGTAGGCAAAAAACTATAGAGAGAAATGAAAATTTCAATAAAAATTTTGGAACATACATAGAAGAAATAGTATCTAAAATTTCTCTTAAAAAAATTCCCACTAAACTTATAAAAATAGAAAATCCTACAAAGGAAAAAATATTTAAAATTCTTATAAATGCAAAAAGGAATGAACTAAAAAGTTATGAAATATATAGAGCTTCCGTAATGGTCAAATGGAGGCATCTTAAGTCTCATAACATGCGCTCTGCAACGGAACAACAGAAATCTATAATAAGAGATGAGTATAAAAAGATAGCTCAGGTAGTTGTTAATGCTGAGATGGAAAGAATATTAAAAAATATAAAATGATACAAGAACTATTAACTGAAAAATTAAGACCGAGGGAATTAAAACATATGATACTTCCACAAAGGATAAAGGCTTCCTTTGATGATGGTCTACAACAAAATGTATTATTATCGGGATCTCCTGGATCTGGTAAAACCAGTATGGCTAAAATTCTAATAAAAGGACATCCGCACATATTTATAAATGTATCTGACGAAAGTTCAGTTGAAACAATAAGAACAAAAATACATGACTTCTGTTCTACCGTTTCTATACTAGACGGAGAAAATATGATAAAGATAGTTGTTCTAGATGAGTTTGACGGAGCATCAGATCAGTTTTACAAAGCTTTAAGAGGAACTATAGAGAAATATGCAAAGACTACCAGATTTATAGCTACGTGCAATTATATTAATAAAATTCCTGATGCTATCAGATCAAGATTCCAAACATATGATTTTGATCCTATTGATAAAGGCGAGGAAAACGAAATAAAATCTCAATGGAAGGATAGAGTTGGTAAAATATTAGATCTTATGGGAATAAATCATGACATTCATGTTCTGGAGAGTTTTACTAAAAAATACTTCCCCGATATGAGATCAGTTTTGAACACTATACAAAGATGGAATATAGATGGTGTTACAGATCTTACTGAACAAAAAATAAATGAGGTTGTCTGGAATAATGAAGAGATATTTGATATAATATTTAATTCTAAAGGACCTATGGAAAACTATAGCTTAATCATGGGTCAATATTCAGGTAAAGTGGATGAGGTCCTATCTTCTCTTGGATCTGAATTTATAAACTGGATATCTGAAAAACGTCCAGATAAGATGAATACAATACCAGCTATTATAATTACCGTTGCTAAGTATCAATCTGAAAGAAACCTTGTTATAGATCCAGCACTTAGTCTATCTGCTTGTATATTTTCTCTACAACAAATAGTAAATAAATGATAAGTATACTAGGCATTTAATACGTAAATTATACATAATGCTTAATATAATATACAATAATAACATGAAGGCAAAGATAATCATAGTAGGTCCCGGAGGATCAGGAAAAGACTTCTTAAGAAAAAAAATGGCAGAGAGGGGATTCGAATATGGAGTATCTTTTACTAGCAGACCTCCTAGAGATGGAGAGTTGGAAGGAGTAGATTATTACTACAGAGATGAGAATTTCTTCAATTTTAATTCCGATATTTTTCTAGAGCTCCAAGAATTTAATGGATGGGAGTACGGAATATCTAAAGATGAATTCTCGGTAAAAAATCTTTTTATTCTTAGTCCTGCAGGTCTTAGAAGCTTACCTAAATCATTTAGAGATGAATCTTTTGTTATTTATTTGAATCCTTCAGAAGAAACAAGAATAGAGAGATTGAAAAGCAGAAATGATGCTGATAGCGTCGAAAGAAGATTAATAGCAGACCGGGAGGATTTTTTTCAATTTTCTGACTATGATATAATGATAACTAACGAAGATTTTTAATGATAACAGTTTGTGTAGATGGAAACTATATTTTCCATAAAACATTTGGAATATTTTCAGGATTTGGATCAAAGAATCCGGGTGACATTTTATCATCAGATGCCGAAAGAAATATGTTTGTAAGAAAAGTAATTACAGACTTGTGTTATGCTTTAAAACAGATACCTGATGTAAAGCAAGTGATATTTTGTAAAGACTCTAGATCATGGAGAAAAGATTATAAAATTACCAGGAGTGTATATAAAGAAAGCAGAGTAAAAGGAGAAGGTGTAGATTGGGGATCTTTTTTTAAACTCATGGATGAATTTTCTGAATATTTAGAATCTAATGGTTTTATTTATAGTTCGTACCAAGGAGCGGAGGGGGATGACTTGATATGGGCATGGTGCGAGCACCTATCAGAAAAGGGAGAATCTGTAATAGTAATAAGTGGTGACAAGGATATGCACCAACTTGTTAGGTACGATGATTCATCGTGGGTGGGTATATGGAACAGTAATTCCAAAAACAACAAATTAATAGTTTCTGAAAACTGGAAAGGTGAGTTAGAAACAGAAACCACTATATTTGATGTGGATCCTATGTCTGGTTCTAATTCATCAAAAATGGAAAAACTATTATCTTCGTGTACTTTGGAAAAGATCAACACAAAAGAATATATTTTTAAGAAAATCCTAATGGGAGATAAAAAGGATGATGTTCCTGGAGTATTTCCTCACCAAACTAAAAATGGTAAAAATTCTAACATAGCAGAAGGGAAAGCTAATAAAATATGGGGGCTTTACCTAGAGTCTGAATGGAGAGATTATTCCATGGAGTATCTTTGGGATAATGACGACTTTCTAGGCTGGATATCTGGATTATCATTGAGACTTGTTTCACAAACGGATAATTCAGAAAACAGGGAGAAATTTAAAAAATTCTATGAGGAGAATGCTAGATTGGTTTGGCTAAATTCAAGAGCACTGCCTAGAAATATGGTAGAGGGATTAAGAAATCATGTACAGGAATTAGATATAAAGGAAAGACTTTTGCTAAATATGGATAAAAAAGAAATGATTGAAAAATCACCATGGGCTAGTGAAGCTAAGCCACCTAAAGGATTTGATCCATTTGAACTATTTAACTAATGAATAATCCATTTGATATAATAAAATCTTTTTATTCTAAATCGTGGAATAAAATAAACGATAGGGACAAATCTAGAAATTTATTTATGATTAACAGGATATGTTCAATAGCTTATCCTTTACAAGCAAATTCTTTTAATAACATAAAGATAAATCCGGATAAGGTTGTTGATTTTTGGAAAGTTTTTATAACCAGTAAGCATAAAACTGTTCCGCCTTGGATATGGACAAAGACTCAAAAGAAAGAGAAAGATGAAAAGAAAAAAGAATATAAGGAGGAAGTAATAAACTTTATAAAAGACAGGTATCAGATATCAAATAGAGAAATAGAGGAGCTAAAAACCTTTTATCCAACTAAATTCAATAATTTTTATAAGGAGATCGAAACGCTTATAAGTTAGATTGATAATTAAATTCCGGATATATATTCTAAACATAATATTCCGGGATGAAGGAACTTAATCAGATCACAATAAAACAGCTGTTGGCTTCTAATACGATAGGGGCTAATAACTCTATTACTAATGCTAATTTTGCTCAGTTACAAGAAGCTATACTTCTTATAAATAGAGCTTTTGGTGTTTCTATACAGGATAAAACATTAAACTTCCCTAGCGGCAAAATTAATACCGGTACAATAACAGCGGATCTATTAAGATTACCTGTATCGGGAAACACTTCTATCCAATTAAAAGGTAGCAACGGAGAAATAACAGCAAGCGGATTAATAACTTCTAATGATATTTTTGCAGGTGGTAATGTTTTAGTAGGATCCGCAAATACAGGAGGAAGATTAAGATTAATATTAGATAGAACCTATACAGATGAGTCTTTAAAACCTGGTATACCAGGACAGATAAGATTTATTGGAGGTGATTATGAAGCATTTGTTAGCTTTGGAGAAGTACAAGCTTCATTCTCATTCGATATAGGATCAACTGGAATTAACGGGCAAACCATAGCAGTATTATATAACGGTACAACCGCAGGCCAAGCATCCTGGAACACCAATAATACTTTAACCGCACAATCTATAGTAGACAATATATCTCTAAATCCTTCGGGCCCTTGTTTAGCTGAATATTCACTAAATACGGTAACAATAAAAGCATTACCTGGACTAGGTGCTACAGCAAACGGAGACGTTATAACAATAAACGGTACTATTCCGGTAAGTTCATCTATCGGAGCACTATCAGGAGGATTAAACGGTACAGGTGCTTGGACTTCTATAATAGGATCTCAAGGGGTTACAGGTGCTACTGGACCTGCAGGACCTGCAGGAGGTGCTACTGGATCTACTGGTGAAACAGGACCAACCGGTTCCACTGGTGAAACGGGGCCAACAGGAAATACTGGACCTACTGGTGATATTGGACCTACTGGTGCTACTGGAGCTGATTCAACTGTTCCAGGGCCTACTGGGGTAACAGGTACTACTGGACCTACCGGTCCTAATGGAGCTAAAGGAACACCAGGAGCTCAAGGTGTAACTGGTGCCACCGGACCGACTGGTGCTACTGGAGCGGCTGGATCTGCTGGTACTAATGGTGCTACTGGTGCAACCGGACCGACTGGTTCTACTGGTTCTACTGGTTCTACTGGACCTACAGGAGCAAATTGGCACGTAGGATCAGGAGCTCCTTTAGTAGGATTAGGATCTGAAGGAGATTTATATTTAGACGGAATTACCGGGGACGTCTATCAAAAATCAGGAGGAATATGGGTATTACAATATAACATAAAAGGCGAAACAGGAGCTACTGGGGAAACAGGAGCTACTGGATCTACAGGAGCTACTGGACCTACTGGTAATATCGGACCTACTGGTGGAATTGGACCTACAGGTTCTACTGGGGAAACTGGTCCTGCTGGTGCTCCATCTCCTCTTGGTTATATTGACTTAAGTAAATTTAGCACAACACAAACTTTAAGCTCTGGTGGATTATCCCCAGTAAGATTCGACACTGATAATTTAATAGATACCGGTGTATTTGCTACTGGTGACTTTTCTAGTTCTGGTGTAACTGGTACTTATATAGAGGTATTGGATGATGGACAATATTTTATAAGCTATAAAGTAGGTCTGGAGCATACTGCATCTTCAGGAAACAGTTTTCTTTCTACATCATTATGGAAAGGAACAGGATCACCCTCAGAGGTTTTAAATTTCAGAGGATTTACTTCTTTGGAAGATACTACAGGATCTACTGTTCCTTACGATCTTATAACAGTAACAGGTATAGTTAATGCAGTATCTGGAGATAGATTTTGGGTAAAAGTATCTTATCAATCTGGAGGATCAGGAAACGTAGATATTACCAATAGTGATACAGGATTCAGTATGTTTACATTGGAAGGTACTTCGGGTGTTACTGGAGCTACTGGTGCAGGTTCTACAGGAGCTACTGGTCCAACAGGTCCTGCTGTAGAATTTTTCTTCCAGAACTTTTCACCAACAGGAACAGGAACACCTTCTATTACAGAAGGAGCCATGTGGTACAATAGCGATACAGGTGTACTTTATAGTTATGTTAATGATGGTACATCTCCTGGATTATACCAATGGGTAACTCCAACTTATTTACCAGGATCTACAGGGGCTACAGGAAATACTGGGCCTTCAGGACCAGCAGGACCAACAGGTGCTACTGGACCAACTGGATCAACAGGACCAACAGGACCAACAGGAGGAGGAGCTACTGGAGCTACCGGAGCTACTGGACCTACTGGAGCTGCTGGGCCAATAGCTAAATATGTATTAAAAGTTAAATTTGATGGTTCAGGAAATGTTGATTCGGTTACACCATTCCCAGCAGCAAATGACGCTTCAGGTAACACTATAACATCCGGAGTTGGTGGATGGCTATTTACCAGAGACAGCTCTAACCAAATAACGGTAACACATCCCTTGGGCGTACCAGCTCTCGATTTACAAACACATGCACAATCTACAGCTAAATACGTCTCAAGAACAATAACAGGAGCTGGAGCTGGTAATTACGTTAGACAAGATAATTCATCATTTACTATTTATGGTTTAAATCTAACGAGCTTAGGAGGAAATGGAACTTATGCTTATATAACTTGGAATTTCCCAACTAATAACATATTTATTTAAAAATTAAAAAAAATAGATGGCTCAAATCCCATTATTACCAATAACAATGATTGCCAGAGTGAGGACTGGGTCAGTTGTTGTTGATAGTTATTATAATAATCCCTCGAGTGTATGGAACAATTATCCATATTCCTTTAGTTGTATATTGG